TTCGACTCGGGCGTCGGCGGCTTCTCGGTGCTGCGCCACATCCAGGCGCAGCTGCCGAACGAACATCTCCTCTACTTCGCCGACTCCGGCTTTGCTCCCTACGGCGACAAGCCCGAAGACGTCGTCATCGACCGCGTGCTCGGCATCGCCGCCTTCCTGGTATCGCGCGGCGTGAAAGCGCTGGTCGTGGCCTGCAACACCGCCACCGTCGCCGCCGTGCGCATCCTGCGCGAGCGCTATCCCGACATGCCGATCGTCGGCGTCGAGCCGGGACTGAAACCCGGCGCCGCCAGCACCCGCAATGGCCTGGTGGGCGTACTGGCCACCGAACGCACGCTCGCCGGCGAAAAATTCCTACTGCTGCGCGACCAGATCGTCGAAGCGACCGGCGCGCGCTTCCTCCTGCAAGCCTGCGTGGGCCTGGCCGACCAGATCGAGTTCGGCGAACCGGGCAGCCCGGCGCTGGATGCGATGCTGGAGCGCTACATCGCCCCGCTGCTGGCGCAAGGCGCCGACACCCTGGTGCTCGGCTGCACTCACTACCCGCTGGTGCAGGCCTCGATCGAGGGCGTGATCCGCCGGCATACCGATGCCGAGGTCACGCTGATCGATACGGGCGACGCCGTGGCGCGCCAGCTGGCGCGCCTGCTCGAGGCCGCGGGACTGCTGCGCCCTGCCGGAATTGAAGCCGCGCACCTGCAGGGATTTACCAGCGCCAGCGGCACCGCCCTGGGCGCCGCTTTCGCCAGCCTGCTGGGGCAGCATCCGCCCGTGCACGAGGTCGCGATCGGCGCCACGCTATCGAACCCGGCAGGCACGCACATTTAGACTTGCCAGTTCGGGAAGCGCTTTGTATAATCTTGTTCTGTCTCGGAAACAGCGAGACAAGAAGTAAGACAGTGGTGGCTGTAGCTCAGTTGGTAGAGTCCAGGATTGTGATTCCTGTTGTCGTGGGTTCGAGTCCCATCAGCCACCCCAAGAATACTTTCAGATTCAAGCACTTATAGAAATCTGAATATTTCGGATAGTGAAATTTCCAACGAATTTGCGAAGTTTCCAATGAGCCGAGACAACGAAGCCACCCTTGAGGTGGCTTTTTGTTGTCCAATTGGTTCCGCCGCAACCCTTGGAGTCCTCATGTTCATCAAACGCCAGCAGCACCCATCTATCGAGTTCATCCCGGCCGACGGTCAACAGGAACCGCACCTGGTGCACTACTTCAGCGATCGGGGCGACCCGTTCAAGTCGGTGCTGCCGTTGCTGGTGGAAGGCGCTGGCCAGGACGACGAGCGCGTTTTCATGGTCGAGTCGCCGCTGAGCGAAGTAGTGAACTGGACAATCGACCTGAACCGGCACCAGGATTTCCCGGACCGCGTGCTGGTGGACGAGAGACACCGGGCCTTCTTCGAAGCAGTCAGGGCGTCGCTCACGCGGGCAATTGCGCAGGTCGACGGAATTGAGTATGCGCGGTTGGATGAGCCGGAGGAAGATGGTTGAGCAAGATCAAGCTTGGGCGGCCGGCGGCCAGTATGCTGGTCGGATCACCACCGGCCATCGACGTCGAAATATATGCATATTGACGATGGCGTTAACATCCCTATTTAGGACATGCGAGGAAGTGTAGGGAAATGCAGGGACACATTGGGATAGGTAGTTAACTGACGGTCCCGTCAATTTGCGCTACACTACGCGCGTGTTCTGGGTCATCCCGATCAAGGGAGGCGTTAAGTGGGAACACGGTCAACTAGCAAAGTTATCCACAGCGGCCGCGTAGCCGCGTGTTGCTTTGCGCTTCCGCACAACGTGTGCGCTATAAAAATAATAAAAATACTAAGGAGTGTTACATGAAGAAACGATCAGCTTTGTATGCTGGGATACTGTCAGGCTTGGCTGCTCCTGTTGCAGCCTTCCAGACTACGCCGTACCCGCGTTTGCAGGACCCTGATTTGGCTCGCATTAGAAAAGATGTAGTGCGAGTTGGATTGGACTTTTCAAAGGTAATTGCACGCGAGCATGGCAAAACGAACGTCAAGTCCAAGTAGACCACCAACGCCGCAGCCGCAGCCTAGTCATCAACATCAGCATTCGATCGTGGCACAACAGTGGACGGGGCCATTGCCACCGCCTGCTGCTCTCGAACATTTTGACCGCGTGATTCCTAACGGTGCTGATCGAATTATGAAGATGATCGAACAGGAGCAGGCACATCGAATTGCATACGAAAACGAGACTCTCACCGCTGTGAAGGGTGATAACAAGCGTGGTCACTACATCGGTGCCATTGCGTGTTTCGGTGCCTTAGGTGGAGCGATTTATACTGCATCGATCGGCGTGCATTGGTCGATTCCAATAGCATTCCTCAGCTTGCCAGTAGTAGGAATGATCAAAGCATTCATGCCGGCCAAGAAGTGATGCCTTAACAAAACACCGGTTCTCATAAATGGGAACCGGTGAAGCTTGTAAGCTTAGCCCGTCTCTCGACGGGCTTTTTTATTTTTGAAGATGAGGACGTGGCGCAACGCCGCCAAATCAGCTTCTACCTGCCGCAACCGCGCCAACTCCTGCGCGCTGATCAGTTGCAATGGCGTCCCGTCGCCAGCGCCGCGGTGGACGGAGCACACGTGAGTCGTGCCCTCGGACGTGTGGGCGTGAAGGTCCAGGGTGCTCATTTCGCGTTCAAGGTCCGGCATTCTTCGAAGCGCTGCTGGAGGCGGTCGAACTTCCGCACGATTCCTGCAACAGCTGCTCCGTCGCCGAGAAGCGCTGCAGCAGCGTCCGGCACAAGTTCCGCTCCATCTCCGTCAGGTACAAGTCCGGCGGCAGCGGGTCGATCACCGGTCGGGGCGGCGTCTGGTACTGGCCCTGCGGGGCAGCGCAGGCTGTCAACGCCAGCACGCACGCGGCGCTGAGCAGCTTCGAGGTTCGTTGCATGTTCCTGTTCCTTTCGATGGGCCGTAGTGTCTTGCTCGAGCAGGCGGGTGCGAAGGCCGGATTCGATCGCCAGGGCCGCCACCGCGGCAGCGTCACGCGCTTCCTTGCCGTCAGCGACAGCGGCGTCGTAACCGGCCTGCCGCTGCTCGGCACCGTAGTGGCGCACACCGAACCAGACGCCGATCAGCAGCAGCACCGTGGCCAGCGCGGTGCATAGCAGCCGGTGGAGCGCGCTCACGCGATCACTCCACCTGACCGTCGGAACGCCAGAACGAGCATCTCGAGGTCGTTTTCATGCTGTCCATACCCGGCGCCAGGTAGCGATGCCCAGCGGGAGCGGCATTTGGTGACCGCTGCCGATACACGGCCAGCCTCGATATCGGCCATGGCTTTGCACTCGCGGATCATCTGGACGGCGATCGCATCCTGGCTGGCGGGCGAGAAGTCCTTCAAGCCGAGCTGCTTCTTGTAGGCGTCGAAAAAGCGCGCGAGGATCTGGTAGCGGCCCGCGGCCGTCGACTTAATGCCGAGGCGCGGCAGGTCGACCAACTGGCGGGGGTGGTCCGCGTAGCTCGAGAACAGGCGGGGATGGTCCTTCGTGCTACCGACCAGGACGTTGTAGCCGTTATCGGAAACGGCAAGCAGGCGCGCCGTCAACTCGCTGACGGCAATCATCTGCAGGAAGGCGCGGAGGTTCGGACTCATAGCACCTCCTTTGCTTCCTTGACCATGTCCGCCAGGTCCGCGTCCTTGCGCTTCTCGAGGTACTTGAACAGCGCGCGGACCAAGCCCCAGCCCGGCAGGCCGCAGGCGAACGCGAACGCGAGCATTGCGATCATGCCGAGCGGGTCCTCGACCCAGTGCTGGAAGCCCAGCCAACGCACCAGGGCTGAGCCCCCGCCTATCGAGCTGACCAAAGTACAGATCAGGGCCGCGCGCCATTCCTGATCGGTTTTCGGTTTGGTGAGGCTCATTACGACGAAGGCGGCCAGGCCGGCGCCGATCGCGCCCATGCCGGCCAGGCCGCCGATGATTTTCCAACCTGCTGCGCCGGCGGCTGCGCCGGAAATTGGTTCGCTCATTTGATGTACTTTCATTGTTGTTAAACGCTAGGTTAGGAAGGTGCTACGAGAGGCCGGCAGCAGAAAGACGTTTTCGAATCGACTGCACCTCGGCCACCAGGTTGGCAATTACCTCGGCAGAGCCGTACTCGACGGCCTGGTAGATTGGATGCCCTTGTTCGTCCAGGGCATCCTTCTCGCCATGGACGGATGTCGGAGAAACGGCTTGCAGCTCATGCGCAATGAAGCCCGCGCCGGATGAGCCGTCGACCTTCCAGACCCACGACACCGGGCGAATGCGATCGATGAAGTCGCCTGAGCCGACAAGTGGCTGCACGAGGTCCTTCAGCCGGTAATCCGACGAGGTGTTGTAGGTGGTCGAGGAAGTATTTACAACAACCGACCCGACGGTCGTGCCAGCCTCGTTTTCGTACAAATCAGCCGCATAGCCATCCGAGCCCAACCGCGTTGCACGCGCGCTGCGGAATGGCGCGCCATTGGTCCGAAAGGTCGAGATGGTCGAGTTCGCATCGCTTCCACCGACGACGACCGTGCCGTCACCGCGAATGTTCAGGATCGAGGTCGACGCATACGCATCGGCGCCTGCCGCAAACTTGAGCACCGAGCCTGTATTCACAGCATGGAAACGCCCTTCATTGGCCAGGTCTGGATAGAACGTGGTCGCGTATTTGCCTGTCACACCTGTACGGCCAAGGAACGTGCGACCGAAGTGCAGTACCTCGCCCCAGAAATACTTCTGACCCGTCTCGCCGCCTGTGAGGTCTTCAACCTTGTTGTTCTGCGCGGTTGTGACCACGCTGGTGTCCACGTTGGTCTTGATGTTGTTCCACTTCGCCCCGCCGTCGAACACGATCGGACTGCTGATGGAGTTGTCCCAGTCCCAGATCCAGCCGGTGAAGGTGTTGTTGCACGCGCCGAAGAAGTAGACGGGCAGCCCCGGGTTGTCGCCAGTCTGGTGGTGGAAGTTCAGGAACTGGTTCGCAGACACTTCGGCCGGCACATTGTCCAGGCCCACTACCGACATCAGATGCTTGGCGAACGATGTGAAGTTCTCAAACACATTACTGGTGATCCAGTGCCAGCTCGAGTTGTCGCCGACCGTGCCAGAGTTCCCGCATGCGACCGTCAGCGTGTACTTCATGTTGCTACCAGAACTGAAATCGCGAAAGTGAACGAACGTGATGAACTCGCGCGCGTTGACTGCCTGGAGGTGCAACATCGACCCTTTTGGAAACGCAGCGCTGTTCATGCGCAAGCCACTGATGAAGGTCGGGTATGTATCCAGAAACTGATCGGATCCATCCAGCAGCATGCCGACTCCATCCCATGCGGCATTTGTCATGTCCAGCTGCGCCAAGTTGCCATGGAAGGATACTCCGCGGCGAATGCGGATGACTGGGCTAACAGTGCTGGTAAAGTTCAGCACGGCTTTCGGATCAATTTTCAGGCACGAACCAGCCGGCACGTCGAAAGTATCGGCAAAGTGGTAGGTTCCCGCTGGGATGAAGACGGTACGCCTTCCACCATTTAAGTAAGCCTCAGCCTTGGTAAATGCCGAGGTATGGTCAACTGCGGCGCCGGAATAAACAGCCGTGCGCTGTTCGTTCGACATAAAGTCGAGAAGGCTCTTTCGCTCGCGCAGCACGTCCAGCACGGTGCGCACAACCGCGCCGGCGGCGTCCTGCATGAATCCCATCAGCCCAGAACCAGACGATGCAGCTACAGCGGCAATCAGGGAGTTGGTTGTGTTATCGACCCCGTCAGCCTTTCGCGTCCAGACCGTTGAGCCGTCTGCTCGCTTTAGGGTGATATCGTAGGAGCCAGCACCCAGGTACAACGGCGCGTTCAGTTCGCCACGAGCATTCAATGCGATGTACTGCCCACCCGCTCCATCAAGCGTGTAGGTGTGCGGCACCGTGCCGTCCGGATCGGTATAGGCAGTTTTTTGTGCCGTGGTCCCATGCGAATAGGTATAGATCCTTCCACCGACTAGCAGTCGGCCCGCGTCGGTGAACTCCTGCAGGTTGAAATTTGCTGGCTGGCTAGCTGGCATTGGTCGTCCCAAAAAGCAAAGCCCCGCAAGTGCGAGGCTGGAATAAAAAAAGCCCACCGGATTAGGGTGGGCTGGCAAGTACAGCTGAGTGCTTATTTCAGTTGCGCCGGGGTAGTCAACCTGGCGCCGACCTGGCCGCCGAGCACGCCGATGTTGTTCGACAGCAGCATGTTCCGGCGGTTGATACTCTCGACTAGGGCCTCAATGCTGTTCAGATTGCGCGCGCCGGCGCCGCCCCGGGCCAGCAGCATATTGCCCATCTCGTCGCGCACTGACTGCGGCGTGGCGACACGGCTCCAGGCGTTCTTCAACGAACCGATCCCGGACAGCACGTTGCCGGTCTTCAACGCAGCGGTTCCCTGGGCGATGTCATTCGCCACCGTCATGTCGAGGTCGCCCATGCCGGCGTGGCGCGCGGCAGTTTGCGATCCCCGACCAACGCTCTGCAGTTGCTTGAGCTCGATCTCCTTGTACACGTTGGCGGCGAACTTCCGGTAGGCCCGGTCGGTGCCGAAGATCGCGCGCAGCTTTTCCTGCATCGACGGGTTCTTCCACATGTTCATGACCTCGGTCGCACCGCCCTGATTGCCAAGCTTTTCGCGGAGCCCTTCGAAGGCGCCAATTCGGAATGCCTGCTGTTCGTTCTGCGACATCCCCTTCAGCTTGGCCAGGATCTTCGTTTCGTTGTGGTTGATCGCTGCGCGGCCGGCATTCCCGGCGTCCACCAGGGAGGACGGGGCTTCGAAGGCAGCACGGGCTTTGCGGTACAGGGATTGGCCCGTCTGCGTGTTCGTGGTCGCCTGGTCCAACTGGCTTACTAAAGTCTTGCGCAGCACCTCGAGGCTGGCCCCGAGCGAAGTGAGCTTCCCTTCCGAGGTCGCGCTCGGTTTCATCAGCAAATCGTCGACGGCCTGCTTTACATGGTCCAGGTCTCCCATGTTCCACTTGTTCGGCGCCGCCGCGTCGAGCGTGAACGGCATCTGGCGCGCGGTCGCAATATCGCGCGCTAGCTTGGTTGCCCCCAGCGCTTCTGCGGAAGCAATGGTCTTGGCCAGCTCCTGACTGGGCACCACGTCGATCGCGCGCAGCTGCGCATACAGCGGCGCAGAATCGCGCTGCCGGCGCGCAATCAGTGAATCAATGGTCGTTGGCAGGCGCTGTCCCTGCGTGTCGAGCGCATCTTCAGCCGCGGCGCGCAGGCGGTGGCTGACGCCGGCGGTACGCTTGTGCAGGAGCTTTTCGACCGCGTTCTTCGTGCGGCCCGGTAGGATTGCGAGCGTGTCGAGCAGCTCCCTAGTGCTCTTGCCGCCGGCGTCGGCCAGTACCGCTTCATCACCCAAGTTGGAGAAACGTCTTGCTGCCTGAATCAGCGGATTGCTTACTCCGCTCGTAAAGAATTCGCCCTCCGCATCGCGTGCAATCGCTTCGGCGACCTTCAGCTTGGCGTGTCCCGCCGCACGACTCTTGTTGAAGCGCTGCGCCACGTTGCTGCCGACCGCACCCAGCACTGCCGCCGTCGGCGTAGCTGCGATCCCGAGAGCCGCGCCAGCGCCGGCGCCGCGTGCACCGTCAGTCAGCATCCCGCCAACCGTATCTGCGTTCGAGCCGGCGGTTCCGGTAACGCCGCCGTAGACGGCGCCGATTCCGGCCGCCTGGGCGGTGCGCGGCATGATGCCGACGACACCCTTTGCCCCGGCCGCCGCGCGCAGCGCATTGGGCAGCAGGCCGCCGACCGGCAGCGTGGCCACGATCGAGCCGCCGATCTCGCCAGCGCCGTTCGCGATCGGGCTCGCGGCCTTATACGGCGCATTCTCTGCATCGAGCCTGGCCTTGCCGGCATCGGCGTCGTCGACCAGCCACTTACCAGCGCGGCCGAGCATGGACGTCGGATCTTCGTCGAGCGCGACCAGACCCTTGCCTGCGAACCGCTGCGCGCCCAAGACCAGCTTGCCAAGGCCAGTCCCGGCGCCGGCCGCGAAGCCTTTCGCTCCGTCAACCAGCGTGCTGCCGCCGGCAACTTGCGCGGCCGGCGCCGGCCCGGCCGGAGGCGGCTCCTTGGCCAGCTTGTAGGCCTGGGCCACGGTCTCGAACTCCGGCGTGCCCTTCTTGTCGGCGTTCTTGACGATCCAGGCCGCGTATTCATCAGCTGTTGCCATCATTTCCCTCCGAGGATTGCGTCAGCACGTGCACGGACGTCGTCCGCTGCCGCCGGCGCAGCTGGAGCGCCGACGTTCTGGCCCAGGTCCTGAATGATCACTTCCGGACGCAACCCGTAGGTCTTGGCCTTGTTGCGGTAGTCCGCGTCGATCGCGCGCTGGCCGTCTTGTGCCGCCGCGTAGATCTGCTTCGTGATGTTCTTGAAGTCCTTCACCTGGTCGGGCGTCAGCACCTTGCCGAGCTTCAAGTGTTGGAAGTAGTTTGCCGCCCGGTCGAGCACGCCGGTGGCGGCCAGGGCCATACCCAGTTCGGATTCGCGCACCACCGAGCCCGGGTCGAGCAGCTTCATGAACTTCGTCGCACCGGCCAGCGTGGCTGCCGGCGAGGTGGTTGCCTTGTCGAGCGTCGCATTCAGCTGCTTGTAGGCGTCCGAGGTTTCCTTAAATGCCTTCGATTGGTTGCGGTAGTCATCGGCCAGCTTCATCTCGGTGTCCTGGTCGCGGCGAATCACGGCTGCGTCGCGCGTCGCCTTCGCCATTTCGCGGGTAGCGCCTGCATTCTCGCGCGACACAGCCCGGTCAGCTGCACCCTCGGACACGATTCGTTTCTCAGTGATGCCAAACTGGCGGACCTGCTCGGCCTGCTTGGCCGCCTCGAGCTGCTGCTTCAGCTGCTCCGTCACCGACTGGCCGCCCTGAAGCGCCGCGGCTTTCCACTTCGCGAATGCCTGCGAATCCTGGGCGGCCTGCTGGATCATCGTCACGCCGCGGTCATACTGACCAGGCTGCTTGAACAAGCCGAGGGCCTGGCCTTCCTGCGCCCATGCGAGCGCGTCTTCCGGGGTCTGGACCATGGCAAGCTTCTGGGCGTGGAAGTCGTGCAGTGCGATATCGCGCGCCAGACTGGTCTTCTCCGCGTCGGCCTGGTCCTTTGCGGCTGCAGCCTTGCCCTTTTGCTGGTCGATCAGCGACTTGCTGAGGGAGTCCGCTGCAGCGAAGCCTTCCGGCGTGCCGGTGGCGCGCATCGCCTGGATGCGCTGTTCGTCGGTCGCACCCTGGGGCAGGCCCGTCAAGGCCGAACGCAACTGCGCCGAGCGCTGGCGCGCCTGCTGGCCTTCCTCGAACTGCTGCCGCCCTGCCGCCAGGGTAAGCGCATTCTGCTGCAGCGACTGTTTGCGCGCATCAGCCTGATCCAGGTCGGCGGAGTACTCCATCACCGACTTTGGTGCGGTGAGGTATTGCTGAAAAATATTTGGCATTCTTGTATCCCGAAGAACCGCGGTTATGTGGGCGTGGGCGTTTGAGCGTCAGGGTGAATATCCCGGGCCGTAGTAGTTGAAGTTGTCGGTCTGGTCCCGGGCGCCCTCGACAATAGGTGAGCTGGACCCGCCTACCTTCCTGCCATAAAGTGCCGCAAGCTGGTTGCCGGCATTGCCCCAGATATTGGCTTGGGCCAGGCGCGCAGATCCCGCGGTTTCCCCGGCCGCCACCATCAATGCGCTGTTCCTTCCTGCCATGTCGGCGCCGGAGGAGGAAATGCTCTGGGTCGCTGTTTGCCCGACCCCTGCGAGCGCCGCCAGGCGGTTCAGCCGGTCGGTGCGCGCCTGGTTCTCTCGTGCGTACGCCGCGCTGTAGCCGCTCGCGGCATAGTCGGTGCCGTACTGCGCCGCTGCCTTCAGCGCGGCGCCGGAAACACGCCCGCCAGATGCGGCAATCCGACGATCGATCGCCTGCTGGCCCTGCGTCAGCCCGAACTGATAGCCCGGCTCCATCTGGATTTTGCTGGTATCGAGCGGGGTGTCGTTCTCGGCAGCGAGCTTTCCGAGCGCTACCTTGCCGGCCTCCAGATAGGGAGCCTGGTTGGCTTGCGTGATGTCGAACTGGCGGCGGTTCTCGGAAATCGCGTCATTCGTTCCCTGGGCCGTTTTGTCGGCGGCCTTGCTCACTGCCTTGGAACTCATGTACGCGCCGCCGATGGCAGCTGCGCTCGCGCCAAGCGCGACTACTGTTGATGCGGCCCATACCATTTCTACTCTCCCTTCAATTTCCGTTGGTTGGCGACGAACTGGGCATTCTCGCTACCGCCCACAAGCTGCTGCGTGGTGCAGTCGGTCAGCATGACCGCCAGCTTGTCCAGGTCCGTCTCGTCGGTCGGGTGGTAGCAGGTCATGACCGTTTCCTCGAGCGCGTGCGCAGCGCGCTTGATCCCGGCTTCCGAGATGCCCGTGTACGGCGCGCAGATCTCCTCGATGCCGTCGTCGGTCATCAGGAGGATTCGCCCCTTCGAGATCGTGGTGATGTGCTTCGTCTTGTGCACCGCACCGACGGCCGTGACGCCCTTTGGAATCGTCATCTCGCGCGCGAACAGGCCTGGCGCGAAGAAGTGCCGCACCGGGCACTCGACCTGCGGCAGGTCCGTCATCGACTCCTGCAGCCGGATGATCTTCTCGCGCATCGCGGCCGGGTCCGACTGCGGTACCGGCTCGAAGCCCTTTCCGTAGGTGACCTTGATCATCCGGCCACCCCGATCTCGCCCTCGCCTGACACCGACAGCGCGCCGGCGGTGCTGGCCCCGCCCACCAGGAAGTCGGCGGCGTCGATGCGCAGCAAGCCGTACCAGTCGTAGGAGCTGTTCGCCGGGACCACCTGGCCCTGGCCGATCACCTCGGTCCCGGCGGCGTTCGCGCCGGTCGCGCCCAGCCACATCGAGAATGCCGCCGCGGCGTTGGTCCTGTTCGTGACGCGCAGGTGCTTCAGCACGATGTACTGAGCAGATGCCCCGGCATTCACCCCGCCCTGCGCCGTCGGCGGGTTGAGGAGGTTGGTGGACAGCGCCGCCGTCAGTGCGATGGGGCCGAAGCGGAAGGTTTTGTTCGATGCCATGAAGTTTCCTAACTTGAAAGTATTCCGTTTGCGACCAGGGCGGCGATCACGCCGGCAAGGTTGCCGCCCGAGGCCTTGGGGCCCTGCGCCGGCTTTCCGTTGCAGCCGAATCCGCCCGAAACCTCGACGCTGGTAAACGCGCCGGCGGCCGGCTCGACGCTGCCGATCGCCGGCGGCGCCGCGAAGTCGCCCAGCACCGCCACCGTGCCGCTCTTGTCGGGCATGGTCCAGGTGCGCGCGGCGGTGGCGGCCGAGCTGATCCAGCTGGTCACCGTTCCCGTGGCATTCTTCAGGTTCAGCCTGAACTGGGTGAGCCCGGGCACACCGTCCGCGGCATCCTTCGACCTGAGCGGCACGTAGACGCCGTCCACGGCCGGCGGCACGAGCATCTGCTCCTCGCCCGGGTCGTCCTGCAGCAGGAACAGCGGCAGGCCTGGCTCGCCCTGCAGGCCTGCCCGGCCCGGCGGCCCGGGCAGGACGTCCGGCGTTTCCGATCCTTCGCCCAGGAATGCCGTCAGCGCCGCACTCTGCGCGGTAAGGTTCGCCGTGGCCTGCACCTGGTTGTTGAGCGATTCGAAGTACCGTGCCCATTCGGGCGACAGGAACAGGTCGACCTTCCGGCCGCTGATCTCCAAGGTGCCGAGCGCGACCCGGGTTGGTGGTGGAACTCTAAGCATCGTCGATCGCCACTGCGTGAATGTTGAAGGGCACCGGGTCCGAGCAACGGATGCGGAAGACGCGGTCGCTGGCCGTGCCCAGCATCTGCCAGCGCACCTTCTGCATCCAGCGACCGATCGCGCCCAGGGAGCGCATCAGCCTGGGGCCGAAGGTGAACCCGCCATCGTTCGAGATCTCCAGCGTCACGTTCCCGCCATGGCCGGTCGTGCAGGCCAGCTCGAGGCTGCGGAACGTGATCGGTTCCATGCTGGCCTTGACCATGTGCGGCCAGGTGCGCTCACGCACCAGCGGGTCGGCGCCGTAGGTGTAGGTGTTCTGGTCGATCAGGTACAGGTTGCCCTGCGCGTCGCCGGCATACTGGCCGCCGTTCACCAGGCAGACCGAGGTGACGCGCAGCGGCGCCCAGCCCGATCCCCACTCGGCCCGCTCGTGCCACTGCTGCATGGCCGCGTCGTAGACCAGGGTGGTGGCCAGGCCCGGGGCATTGATGCCGATGAACTCATGGCCGTCGACCTGGTAGGCCCACATGGTGGCGGCGCCGAGGTCCGTTGACTTGGCCAGCATCTGCTCCATTGCCCTTGTCGACCTCCGGACAGGCTCGTGTCCCGACATCTGATAAACAATGCCTCGGCCTTTGCGAGTTTGCCCAATCCAGAATATTGAGTCGGCAGCGACAATGCACGCATTCGGACCGACACACCCGACGTCGATCTTTGCCGAGTTGTTGCGCGCGAACGGGAACATCGCTCCGCCGCTGTTGCCCCAGATTTCGGTGGTGTAGGCGCCGAGCAGGACCAGCTCGCTGTGCGACACCAGGGCGCTGACGATGTTGTCAGGCTGCGAATCCGCCGACGAGAAGTCGAGCGCGTCCATCGAGCTCGCGTCGTCGAGCGCGGTAAGGTAGAACTGGTCGGTACCGGGCGCCACGAAGACCATGTAGCCGTCGATAAAGCCGACCGACTTCGAGCCGCGCCATCCCTCCGCCGTGATTCCGGCGAGGATATTGGTGTTTAGGTTGAACACGTCTCCGCCGGCGCCGCCAACGATCACCAGCTGGGTATTGTTGTGCGCCATACCAACCGGGCCGCCAGCGCTCGACAACGTACCCCGGCCGACTGGCACACCGTTGACGATTTCCAGCAGCTCGCCGCCGGCGACCACGAACCAGCGGCCTTCGACGTTTCGCTGGCCGCGCACCTCGGCGCCCAGCGACAGGTAGGTGGCCAGGCCGGGCGCCGAAACCTGGGTCAGCACGCGGGTCTCGCCCAGGCCCTCGACCTGCTCGAGGTAGCAGTTAATCGCGGTCTGCACCGCCGCCTTGCGGTCGTCCAGGTGGTAGCTGGGGCCGATGCAGGCGATGAAGTTGCGACCGGCCATCAGTTCCATCCCTTCAGGATATTGCCGCCCGCGCTATGCGGGGTCAGCGGGTTCGCCGATAGCATTGCAGGGCGGACGTTTGCGTTCGCGACGTTGAAGCGGGCACGCTTCTCGGCCAGCAGCAGGCTGGCGTTCACGCCACCGAGCAGCGCCGGGGCCATGGCCACCGCCAGCGAGGCGGCGAAGGCGCCCTGGTATCCGGACGGCAGCGTGTACTCGGTGTCGAGGTCGACGAAGCTCGAGAACGGCGCGCGCGTGAGCAGGCTGAGCGTGTTGCCGGCCGCCGCCGGGTAGAGGTAGACCGTTGCCAGGCCGTCGAACGCCCAGACTTCCGGCCTGCCCCCCTGCTCCTTCAGCTGGATGCCGTTGTACTGCTCCATGGTGATGGACGTCATGGGGAAGCCATCAGCCTGTGCCGCCATGATTTCATCGCCAGGACCGATCGCGGCGAACGGGCCGGCGGCCAAGGTAAAGCTCGAACCGGTCACGCTCGCCGAGGCGATCACGTCCTGGGGCGTCATGTCGCGGCCCGCGCTCCAGTCGTCGGCGATCGCGTTCAGGCGGCGCAAGCACGCGGCGGCCAGGTCGGCGTCGAGCACCTCGCCTGGCGACAGCCGGTTCATGCTCTCGAGCGCGAGGGTGATGATGGTGCGGGCCGTGACCATGGTTTATTCGCCTTCGAGCGGCTGTGCGTCGCTGGTCGAGGCCTCGGCGGCCGCGGCCTTCGCCTTCTTCGGGTCGACGTAGCCCGGGCCGTAGCCTTGAGCGGTCAGCGCCTGGTGCTCGGCCTTGTCGTTTGCGACAGCGAAGCCGACGCCCTTGGTCAGGGCCATGTTCAGTGGGTACATGCTTTCTCCTGTGGATAAGTGGAACGGGCCAGCGCTGGGCCGGCCCGGATCCGGGTTTAGTTGGTGCGACGGACAGCGAAGTTCGGCAGGGTCACCGCGGCACCCCACAGGATGTCGAAGCGGCTGATGAACTTGTTCGCCGTGATGTCGTAACCGCGCACGAAGCGCAGCGTGACGCCGCCTTCGTCGGCCAGCGACGCCTGGTAGGCCATGTCCATGCCGCCCGGCAGTTCCTGCTTCGGCGAGACGAAGGTCAGCGCATCGCGGTGCCACACCATGTTCTGGGTGTAGGTGGTGTTCGCCGCGCCCGAGGTGATGGTGATCGCGGCGTTGTCAGCTGGACGCGCGGTGACGTTCTGGTAGGCGCCGCCGGCGATGATGGCCGGGCTGCAGACGATGGTCGCGTTGCCAGCGGCGTCGGACGACACGGGAGCGGTGACCAGGAACGACTGCAGCACGCCCGTCGACTGCTTGGTTTCCGGATTGACCGAGAACACGCCGGCGATGGTGAAGGTGTCGCCCTGGTTCAGGCGCAGGGCGGCAGCGGCCGTCCAGCCGTCGGTCACCAGGTTGGTGGTCGCCTGGTACGGGTTGTCGGTCGCGCCGGCGTTGGTGATGCCCTGGTTGGCGCCGTTCACGAGCGGCGCACCGCCCAGTGGACCGACGGTGTGCGATGGCACGTTCTGCGACATGGCGATGTCCAGGCCGGCGCCGGTCTTGATCACACCGGTCTTGTACTGCTCGGCCAGCACGCCCTGGTTGTTAAACAGGCCGGCCAGGCCAGCGACGATGTTCGCGTTCGCGCCCGGCTCGATGGCCGCCATGCGCTGGCCGTCGCGCGGCACGCTCATGCGGTCGAGCGGCACACCGGCCTGCAGCAGGTCGGCGAAGGTTGCCGGCGGGGTGCCGGGGGTGCCCACGACCTGGTGGGTACTGTTCTTCAGCAGGTTGCCCAGGCGGTAGTCCAGCAGCGCGGCCAGTTTCAGGCCGGCCGGTTTCAGGTAGCGGTCCTTGAAGGCCTTGCTGACCTTGCCGTCGCTGCCCACCGAGGTGGTCAGTTCGGTCGAGCCGATCGCGAAGTCCAGGCCCAGCAGCGGCTGCAGGGTGATCGGCACGCTGCGCTCGGTGATGTCCTGCGGGTTGGCGGTTTCGCCATCGCGGTGGGTGAACTGCACCGGCGCGCGTGCGCTGACGCTCTGGCCCGGCTTCAGGTCCTTGTCCCAGGAATCCTTGTAGTCCGAGTTGGTGTTGCCGAGGAATGCGCTGCTGTTGTGCGCGATGCGCAGGACTTCGTTCGTGATGACCTGCGAGGTGACGAGATTGTTTGCCATGAATGGCTCCTATTAACGTTGTGCCTGCTCTTGGGCGTTCGCCCAGGCGATGTAGGCCTTGGTGTTGGATGGATCCGGCATGCCGTTGGGCACGCCGCCGCCGCGCGCCGGTTCGATCGGCGCAGGGGCATTGCTCGGCTTCGGCTTCGCATTCGATTTCGCGGCTTCGAGCTTGAGCTCGAGCTTGGCGATCGCGCGCCCGGCCTGCAGGGCGCCCATCTTCGAAATGCTGGCGGCTTCGTCCGCGTTGTCGGGGTCGGTCAGGTATTCGATGACGCCTTTCGGGTCGTCAGCGTGGAAGATCGCGTCGGTGGCAGGCTTGGGCGTGCCGCTGCGATCCGCGAGGCCGCCGAAAGCCTCGTCCAGTTCCGCCGAGAGCGTGTCGAACTTCTCCGGGCCCCATTCCTTGGCGAGCGTTTGAACGACCCCATGGCGACGCTCGGCCTCGGCCTGCTGCTCGCGCATCGTCGGTGCAAGCTTCTGGGCCTGCTCTGCGATTTGGCGTTGCAGCTCGGCGCGGGTCAGCGTCACGGGCTCGTCGTCGTCCACCTGGTTGTGGTCCTGCTGTTGCTGCTGCTGGCCGCCGGCCGGAGCCGAGGCGCGCAGCTCGTATTTCTGGCGAGTCAGGTTGTCGACGCGGCGGCGCAGGCGTTCGATTTCGCGCTGCTCCGGGGTCTTCTCCTTCTTCGTTTCCGCTGCTGCTCCGTTGCCGTCGCCCGCGTTGGCGGCGCCGCCGGTATTCCCGTCATCCTGGTTGGACTGGTCGAGGTGGTCGGCACCGGTGTTTGCGGTGTCGCCTGCCGCGGCGGCGGTGCCGCCCGTTGGCAATGCGGTGTCATTGACGTTCAAAGTTCTGCTCCTTGTGGTTGGTCAGGCAAAGAAAAACCCGCACTTGGCGGGTCCAGGGTTTGCTGCTGGGCAGCGGAATCGTCGGGTGCTTGCGGCGGACCGGTGTCGTCCGGCGGCGCCGGCATGGCCGGATCGGGCGGCGCGGCGTCGCCCGGTGCCTGCTCCAGCTGCTCACCAGTCGGTGGCCGCTCCTCGCCGGGCAGCGGCGCCGGATGGCTGAGCATTGCGTCAACGGTCTGCGCGACCATCAGCCGGATTTCCTCCGGCGTCATGGCCGCGCTTGTCACCTGCAGGCGCTTGGTTTCGGCCTCATAGGCCTTGATGTCGAGCTCGCGCGCCTTGGCGTCCAGTTCGCCGCGCTTGTCGCGCAGCTGCTGCTCCGCCTCGTCGGCTTCCTGCTGGGCGGCGTGCGCATGCTGGATCGCCTCCTGCAGCGCATCCTGAGCCTGCTGGACCTGCTGCAGCAGCTGCTCCGGCTTCGGCTGCTTCGCCCCGTCCGGGTTCAGGATGGCCTGCACCGGCGCCGGCGCCATTGCGGTCAGCACCTGGGCCAGCTTGTCCGCGTGCGGGATGTCCAGGCTCTGGGCCCACAGCGGCGCGATCGCTGGCGTCATCTCCGGGTTGTTCCGCATGACTTCGCCCAACGCCGCCTGCCCCTGGCTGCGCTGCGTGCTGTAGCTGGCCCCGATCACGACGCGGACGTCATACTTGCCGACGTTCGGATTGATGATCACGCCCTGGTCGGTCTGCTGCACAGGCTGTTTCTGCTCTGGGTCGACCGTGATGCTGCCGACCTTCATGTCGATGCCGATGATGTTCTGCTGCCGCTTCGTGTCGATCAACTTCGCGGCCATCTGCACCACGATCCGGCCGACCTGACCCAGCGATGCGGCAAGGTTCTGCGGGAAGTGCGCCGTGCTGGCCTCGCCCTGCTCCTTGCGCGCATCGATGGCGACGCCAGACTTTTCGTTGCTCGGTGCGCCCAGGTTCGCCTGGTACATGCCGATCGACGCCTCGAGGTCGCGCAGCGCGTCCTGCGCGCCAATGATGTGGTTCTGCAGGTTGATCGAGACGTTCGACCTGCTCGGCGCCGCGATCGTGTTCCCTTCGTCGTCGCGGTCGTGGTACGGAAGGTACGCGCGCGAATCGATCGAGGCGCGATCCCACAGCGCTTCCAGGCCGGTGATCGCCCGGACAGGCACCATCCAGGGCGACTTCGGCGCGCTGCCCATGTAGGCCAGCTCCTCAGACTTGTGATAGTTGTACGCGCGCTGCGCGTTCATCGCGCGGCGTGGAATGCCGCAGTACTTCAGGCGGCCATCGCTCACGCCCCAGTAGCCGTACACGGGCACAATGCCGATCGAGTCGGCCGGGTAGTAGGCTTCTTTGCCGTCCTGGCCCTTCACGGTGTCGAGGATCGCGGCGCCGCTCATCGTGCGCCACTTCACGCACTGGTACTTGTCGCGGTAGTTGCGCAGGAAATGCAGCTGCATCCGCGCGGCCTGGCATGCGGCGTGGTATTCCTCTTCCGTGCCGGTGACTTCCTGGTTGTCCAGGCCGAGCCAGACGATGATGTTGCGGGTCTGCTCTTCCTTGTACCACTGCTCGGCCACGACGATCGAGCTGCGATCGGACTGGCCGTCCATCTGCTGGTGGTCGGCGCCGAAGCTGACCTTCTCGGCCTTTGTACCGTACTTGCGCTCGAACTCCCTCGGGCTCATCGAGGTCAGCAGGTAGCCGAAGGTGGCGTCGCTGCCGTCCAGCAGCACGCTCCAGGGGTCGAACACCACGCGCAGCGGGTCGGCCTCCGCGCAGATGCGCGGTTCCTGGTAGCCGAGCGCACGGTCGACATATTCGGGCCGCACGATCAGGTAGCCGACGCCGGTACGGGCAGCCGAGGTCAGCGCGGTGCCGTAGTGGGTCTGCGCGCGGCTGGCGTATTCGAAGTGCCGCATCATGCCGTCCAGGTGCTCGGAGACCTTCACGTCGGAGCCCGAGCCGACCGGCACGGTATGGATTGCCGGCGGCGACTGGATGATCTGGCCGGAGACGTTCGCCACGTACTGGCCGGTGTGATCCATCACCAGGCACGGCCGCGCGCCGCCCGGGTCGGTTTCGCGCGCGCGCTTGATCGCCTCGTCCCACTGCTGCGGGTTCGACGGGTCAGAGAATTTCAGATCCTCCTCGATCTGCTGCCGCTGCTCGCGCGTTGCCGAGATGGCGTCCTGGTACATCTCCAGCGCCTGTCGTAGATCGTTTGCCATTAAAGTGCCCTTGCGCCTGAAGCGGCGGATTTTGTGAAGTCGTGCACGGGTTTCTTCTTGTCCCGGACCATGAAGGCCATCATCAGCGAGTCGGCCATGTTCGGCGACGGGATCTTCTTCGCCCGCATCTCGTCCTTGCTCACCAGCTGGATCATCTTCGAGCCCGCGGTGCGCTTTCGCTGCTGGCGTACCAGCTCGGTCTTCAGCTGCTGCAGGTCCTTGATGTCGCCGGCCAGGCTGATCATCGTGGCCGGGTCGTGGTATTCGCCCTTGACCACGGCCTCGTAGGTACGCCGGAACCGATCGGCCAGCAGCCACCAGCCCATGGCGCGCAGGTTGCGGAAGACATCCTCGTTCTTGCGGTCGTCCTCGTACTTGCCCGGCCAGGGCGAGTCGCCGGCGCCGAAGCCCTGCACGTCGATATTCCGGTTGGCGATGCGCTCCTTCAGGCCGACCTTGACGCCGGCGCCGACACCGATGTTGTCGTAGACGACGATGTCGGCCCGGTAGTCGTAGGCGTCGTCGAACGCGCGGTTGATTGCGTCGTCGATATCGCCGTCCGTCCAGCGCTTCACGTCCTCGACCAGCACGCCGTAGCGCTTCGTCACCGCCTTGGCGTCGCTGCCGCTGTCCGCCGGGTCGAAGCCCAGGACACGGTCGCCGCGCGGCTTGAAGTTCAGCTTCTTGTGGGCGTCGATCGCCGCGTCGATCCATTCCGGCTCGATCACCGAGTCGGCGTAGTCGGCGTTGCACTCGCCTTCCCACACGTGCAGGTATTTTTTGAAGTTGGCCGCCTTGTCGCGCTCCATCTCGACGCGCAGCACGTCGGGGAATTTCGGGTTGTCCCGGTAGGACACCTTGCGCACGTAGGTGTAGTCGTCCTCGTAGACGCCTGGCCGGCCGGCCGCGATCTCGGCGTTGATGTGCTCTATATAAGGCAGGACGAAGCGGGTGTAGGTCGGCGCGTCGACCTCGTTCGGGTTGAAGCTGATCCAGATCTCCGAATTCGCCTCGCGAATGGTCGGAATCAGGACCTTCCAGCTGTTCTCGCTAACGTTCTCCGCCTCCTCCACCCAGACGACGTTGTAGCCGAACTTCGACTTGATCGAGGTGATGTTGCGTGCCAGGCCGACGAACTTCGCGCAGGATCCGTTGAGCCCGTAGATGCCGTCGTTCTGCACCTTGAAGAAGTCGCCCAGGCCCAGCTTCTCGATCTTCGCCTCGAGCACCGCCTTGCTGGATTCGTCAATCGAGTTCATGAACTCGCGCGCGCACAGCAGCTTGGTGCCGTACTGCCACATCATCCACACCAGGATCTCGGCGATTTCCTCGGTCTTGGCGCCGCCGCGGCCGCCGAAGGGAACCTTGATCCGCTTCGGGTACAGCAGGAACTCGAACGCCTCGAACAACTCGATCTCAAGCGGCTGCTCCAGTACGTTGCTCATGTCGGTCTAACAATCTTGAATACGGTGCCGCGCGCCGGGTTCGCCGGGCTGGCCTGCTCGGTGTCGCGCTTGTTCAGGTCGTCGATCGTGTCCTTGTTCGCCTTCAGCAGGTTCAGGCCGATCTCACTGGCGTCGTTTGCCATCTTGGTCAGCGCGGCGATGTTGGTCAGCGCCTCTCGGCTTTTGTCGGTCAGCGGCGCGGCGTCGTCGATCTCGGCCGCCTTGTTGTGCGCGATGCCGGAAAGCCGGTGCGCGGTGGCGGCGCCGAAGCGCGCGGCGCCGGCCAGGTGCTCGCTGATCGCCTTCAGGTCGTCGGCAAGCGAACGTGCGGCTATTTGTTCGGAAATGTTCAGTTTCGACAGCGCGCGCTCAGCTGCAACTATTTGATTTGCTGCATCTTTTACGTTTTGGACCCGTTCGGAAAACCGACCGGAGATCGTCGACTTGCTGACCCCGAATTCCCGCGCCAAAGCAGAGGGGGTTTCACCGGCCAGCAGCCGCTTGCCGATCGATTCCCATTGCGCATCCGTCAACTTGGATTGGCGGCCCATGTTTCTACTCCAGCGGGTACCTCATGAATAAAAAAGCCGCCCAGCGCATCGGTGCGCGGGCGGCGGAACCCTGACCGAGATCAGGGGAGGAGACAATCGAGCCGGTTACAGCGTCCGGCGACGTAGCGCGCATGGGGAGCGCTCGTCTGTTCTGGCCGGTGCCAGAGACATGTTCGTGTACGTGTGGCGCCGTCTTCGAAGTCTCGCCGGGCGGGGGCTCCGGCACTTCTCGGGCAACTGTGGTCCCGTGCGCATCTCGTCGCGCTTCTACGCCGCCGTGCTCGGCAGTTCTACATCAGATGGGTCACATGATGTCCTCGCTCAGCAGGCTGTGAATGGACAGGCTGTAAACGCAAAAAGCCCGCCAACAGGCGAGCTCTCTTTTCTCCGGACGTGCGAAATCGCCCAGTGACCGAACTCTACAAGAAATAAAGCCGGGTTGCAACGTTCTTACGCAGCTTGTGCTCGAGGTCGTCGCGCGCGGCCGTCAGCGTCGTGGCGAAATCCGCATTCGGGAAACGCCAGGCGGTCGCGATGCCCTGGCTCTTGTAGATGGCCCAGCGGTGCAGCGCGGCCAAGCTGTCGACCATGGCGTTAACGGCCTCGCCCATCTTCAGGTCGGCGGCGCGCTGCGCGTCGTGCACGCTCACCTCGACCTCGGCATCGCTCGCCAGCTTCATGCCGCCGGCGCCCAGGTCCCGGTCATCCGTGCGCATGAAGTCGACCCAGCACGCGAGCAGCTGCGCATACGGGTCCGGCCGGTTGAATGCAGGTTGCGCAACTTCCGCGCGTCGGACGCGGCGCGCAGTCAGTGCGGGGAAGGTGTCGAGGGTTGCAGTGGCGGCCATGGCGATCTCCTGTTGAGCTACCCGACCATGTTAACTTGTGCCAGCTGGAAATTTCCGGCAGTCATTAAAGGATTTTTGCATTGCCGCCCGACAGCGTGGCCGGGCGGCGACATCGTGCAGGTCAGGCCGCAGCCAACGAGGTGAATGCCTCGATCCGGTCGCCCAGGATGCGCGAATAGTCGACCATGACGTCGTGCTGCGCGTGCAGTCGGCCCTGCTCGCTGTCGTCCAGCTGGGCGAACGTGGCGGTGTCGAAGAAGGCTTCGAGCTTCTGCTTGCGCTCGTCGAGCTCACGCTTCTCTTCTACTACCCTCTTCTGGTGCGGCGGCAGATCTGCAACTGCAGCCGGTGCCGCTTCCTGCTGCTGACCGGCGCCGTCGCCAGGTGCGCAGCCCGACTCGCGGACCATGTCGACGTGCTGCTGCAGGCGTTCCTGCTCGGCAGGAGAGATACTCGGCAGCGGAGCCGGGCCTGTGGCCTTCGTCCCATCGTGATAGGTTTTCGTCTCGACCACGTCGACCATCATCCAGTCCTCGGCCAGCACGTCGGACTGCGACGGCGCCCAGCCCATCAGGATGTCGTCCTGAGCAGTTTTCAGGATCAGGTACGGCCGCACGGTCGCGCAGCCGCCGTTCTGCTCCGCATGAGCACGCGTATGCTCGTTCCAGAACGATGCCGCAGGAAGATCGAGCCGGCCAGCGCCGAGACAGACCCACTGGTTTGCGCCGTTCCACCCTGCGCGCGCCACGCGCATCCCACGCTTCAGCGCTTCCACAGCGAGGCCGAAAGTCATGGCGGTGCACGGGCGATATGCAGCGTCGAACTGCTCCTTCGGCGACCAGCTGACGTAGCCCGCGCGGCCCGGCACATTCGGCTTGCCGCCGTCCTGGTACTCGACCAGGTAGCCCTCGTCCGCGCCGTTCTCGTCCGCCGGCAGCGTCCAGCCGCGGAACAGGTTGTAGGCCGCCCGGCTCATGGCCTCGGCGATGACGATCTTGGTTCCGATGAATCGCATGTCGTCTCCCGTGTCAGAAAGTGGTCGGCTGCGCGATGCCGCGGATCGCCCACATGAAGCCCTGCTGCAGGTTGGTCTTGCCGAGCGCGACGGCGCGCTGGTCGAGCGTCGTGCCCTGAGCCTGCAGCTTCTCGATCCAGGCGCCGACCTGGGCGGCCAAGGCCTTGCCCTCGTTCATCGCGTCGATTTCCTCCTGCGACAGATCGCGATAGCCGGAGATTTTCTTGTGCTGATTGTCCATCTGGTGCTGCTCCTTCAGGTTGGTACTGCGGTTGTGCGCTTGCGCGCTGGTTGGTTGCCGGGCGCCCGGCTGGGCTATACCCGATGACTGTTGATAATCTGAAACCCTTGGATTTACAGGCTTTCTTCCAAGACTCGCGCCACTTTCGCGCCACCGAAACCCACTTTTTCGCCGATCACATCAGCGGCGCGGGCGGCCGTGTCGAGGTTCTTTTCCAGGTAGCCCATCGTGGTGGCGTGGCTCTTGTGGCGCATGACCCGTTGGATCGTCTGGATCGGCACGCCGGCCTCGGACAGGAGCGTGGCGAACGTGCCGCGCAGCCGGTGCGGCGTGATGCCCTTGAGCGAACATTCCTTGTTGGCCCGGCGCATGGCCTGGCGCGCGAACCCGGGGGCGAAGGCTTGGCCGCTCGGCTTGGCCACGATCAGGCCATCCACCTGGCGCAGCGGCGCGAGGTGCTCGCGCAACCAGGCCGGCATCGGTACCGGCTCGGCCTCCCTACCCTTCGTGATGCCCGGAGTGTAGGTCGAGCGCTCCCAGTCCATCCATTCCCAGCGCGCCGACGCCGCCTCGCTCTCGCGCAGGCCCAGCCCGAACATCAGACGCACCGCCGTGCCGACGTCCGGCGCCCGGGCCGTTGCCGCGTCGACGGCATCGAACCAGGTCCTGGCTACGTCGATCGGCAGGAAGGGCCGCGGCTTCTTCTGCACCTTGAGCATCTTCACGCGCCAGGGCGACGCCGCCAGAATCTCGCGCTTCACCGCCCACATGGTCAGCAGCTTCAGGATCCGCAGCCAGTGGTTCGCGCTCGATGGGGCGTGCGTCTCGAGGTGCCGGCCGCGCGCCAGCTCGACATCCTTCGTTGTGATCTCGCCGATCGGCTTGGCGCCCAGGTCGTACATGTGCAGCCGGCGGAACGTCTCGACGCTGCGGATGTGCGAAGCGCTGGCTACTGGCCTGTGGACAACTACCCACATGCCGGCCAGCTCGTCCAGCGTAGGCACCGGCTCGCCACCATTGGCGCGCACCACCGCGGCGTCGTACTGCCGCTTGGCGATTTCCTCTGCCTTGGTCTTGCTGGCCAGCCGGGTGCTGCGCTGCACGCGCACTCCGTCGACCTGGAAGCGGAAGTGCCAGATGCCGCTCTTCTTGAAGAGGGTCGCGCTCATAGGTGGGCCGCCAGTCCACGGCCGCCGCGGCGCTGCTCCTGCTTCGCCGGCGGCGCCCAGCTACGGTCGAGGCTCGCGAAGCGAACCTGTTCACCGATGTACTGCAGTGCTACGCGGCCGGGCTTACCCTGCCGGCACAGTGCCACGTCAACCTCACATACCCCGACATCCATGGTGTCGGGGTTGTAGACCTCGTCGCGGTACAGGAAGATCACCGCATCGGCATCCTGCTCGATCGAGCCGGAGTCGCGCAGGTCGGACGGGATCGGACGCTTGTTCGGCCGCTCTTCCAATTTCCGGTTCAGCTGGGACAGCAGGATGATGGCGATATCGAGCTCCTTGGCCAGCCCCTTCAGGCCACGCGTGATCCCTTCGATCTGCGCGTTCCGGTTGTCACCATCGCCTTCCATCAGCTGCAAGTAGTCGAGGATCAGCAGCTTGAGGCCGTGCTTGCGTTTGACGGCTTTCGCATCCATACGCACGTCGAGCAAGCGCTGGCCGGCCTTGTCGTCCAAGTAAAGCTGCAACGAACTGATCTTGACCGTCGCATGGGTGAGCCCCGCCCAATCCTCGTTCCCCATTTCCAAGGGTTCGAGCAGGTGCTGCAGCGGGATCCGGCCCAAGGTGGCCAGGTTCCGGTCGTGCAGCTGCGATTTAGGCATTTCCATCGACTTAATCAGGACCGGCTCGGTTTCCGCCACATTGCAGCCAATATTGAGTGCAAGTGCAGTCTTGCCCATCTTCGGACGACCAGCCAGCACTATCAGGTCACCGCCACGCAGACCGCCGCTAAGCCTTTGGTCAAGCGCCGGATAGCCTGTCGATATCGCCTTGCTGTTGCCGTCCATTCGGCGCTCGATCTCTTGGACGTGCGCGGTCAGCTCGTCGGCAGCACGCACAGGTTCGGTCCTCGTGCGGGCCCGGGCCAGCTTCTCAAGGACCGACGACGCCTGGTCGACCAGCGCAGTCGCCTCGTCCGGCGAGTTGGCCGCGGCTTCCGCGATCTCCCGACCGTAACGGATCAGGCCGCGCTTGATGGCCTTGTCGCGCACGATCGCCGCATGACGGCCAATGTGCGCGGACGACGGTGCCGACTGGGCCATCTCGTTCAGGTACCGCATGCAGTCCGGCACCTTGGCGCCGAGCGCATCGCCGAGCGAGACGACGTCGCAGCTGCGGCCGGCGGCCAGGTGCTGCATCAGCTCGCGGAAGATCAATGCGTGGTCGGCCAGGTAGAAGTGCTCGGCGCGCAGGTCGGCGATGCGGTCCACAGCGTCGTTGTCGCGCAGCAGCGCACCGATGACGCCCTGCTCTGCCTCGACGCTGTGCGGTGGTGGTTTGATGTCGTTGCTCATGCTGCATCTTTCGATTCGAAGATTTTCTGGGCCTGCTTGCCCAGCGTGGTGAGGAAGTAGGCGCCGTTGCCGTCGATCGCCCACAGCTTCAGGTAGTTACCCTCGACGTACTTGCGGAAGGCCTGGCGCCAGTCCTTGTAGCGCTTCGTCTCGCCGGTGCCACCAGGGAGGAAACGGCGCCGGAACTCCACCCAGGCCAGGGCAATGAAGTCCTGCGGCAGGCCGGCGCTCTCGGCATAGCGCCACAGCGGAGCGTAGTCGCGCAGCGGCCTCTCGCCCTTCGTGGTGCAGTCCTCCAGGAAGGTCTGCAGGGCAACCGCCCCAGCTTTCGACCTGGTCGGCTGGGGGCCCCCGTCAGGGGGTTTGGGGGAAGTTGTTAACTGTCCCTGTCCCTCTCCCTGTCCCTTGGATGTGTTTTCACTAGGGACAACGCCGACTTGTCCCTCTAGTTGCCGAGCCGTGTCACCTGAAACAGACTCGCCTTGTCCCAGCGACATCATTGGTTTGTCGCCAGGGACAGGTAGCGGTTGTCCCACGGGACAGCCCGCAGCGAACCACGCATCGAACTCGGGGAACGGAACGTTTGCACCAGGATGTCGCTCGTTGTGCTTCTTGATCCGCGAGCATTCGGTCTTCAGGCGCTGGCGGAGTTTGGCCAGCCAGGCCTCGTTCGCCTTTCCGGCGACGACAGTGTGATAGAGGCGGCCGTCCGAGCACTTCACCCACCCGCGCAGCGCGCCGGCCCGCACCTTCTGCCATTCCTTTACCACGCGGCCGTAACCCGCGTACTGCGCCAGGATCTTGTCGTCGTCTGGGAGACTTGCGGCCGGTACCTGGTGCCAGGATGCGCACCACAGCAGCACCGCGCAGCGGAACTCGTCGGCTTCGGAGGTCACGGACAGGTCGCTGTCGCGCAAGCGCACGACGTCGAGCGGCATGAAGGCAAAGTCCTGCAGGTTGCAGTCGACTGGGGTGAGCGGTGCTGGCAGCGTCGTCAAGTCAGGCGCCTTCATGCTGCTGCCTGCTGAATCGAACCGAAGAGCGCGGCGACCGTCCAGTCGCGATGACGGAACGCAGGCCAGCTACTCACAATCGCCTGGTGCGGCACGTGCACGCGAAGGTCCGCGCGCGGGAGCTCTCGAGCGAGCTCGATCGGCACGGCGGTTGATGCACCAGGCGCCGGGCCGTGATGCCACATGTAGCATTTTCCCTGGTATTTCTCCAGCCGGACTCGAACACGGTGTGCGCGGCCTTCGCTCTCGAGGCGCTCGAGGCGTAGCCGAACCATGGACGGCGAGCATCCTAATTCGCGCGCCAGCTCGTCAACCAGGTGTGAGGAGGATTGAAGCGATTTTTCGATGGCCGAGAGCAGTTGCTCGGCCGGCAATTTGTTTTCGGTCGGGGGCGTCATGGTGGCGAGACCTCCACGCACGGGCCACCGGCCGCCGTGTGACAGCTGGGCTGGTGAAAAATGGTTACCTGGTTCATCAGCGCTCCTCCGCGATGTCGACGGCCCGGCGCAGATCCTGGCGGGCACGGTACTCGGCGCGCTGCTTGGTCACGTCGCCGCGGTGGGCGATCGCTTCCTTGTCGGCTTTGCGCCAGATGACGGCCTGCCGGCAGATGTGCTGCTGGTCGTGCTGTGAAGGCTCGGTTGCCTGTTCGTTCATTGGTGTGTACCTCATGATGCTGCGGTGTGAATCGTCCATGCGCCGGCCTCAAAGACGCATGCGCAGCTGGCCGCCTGCGCCGTAGTTCAGGCGGCCGGGCAGCGACAGGGCCATGTTCTGGCCATGTCCGGCCCTTCCTGGATACGACTGCTGACGTTTACGCTTCTGCTCTGCGATCCAGGCTTTTGCAAGGGTGCGGAGCTGGGAGCTGTGCTTGACGTCGGCGGCGCCGCATTCTTGGTCGAACTCGACGAACTCGTCGGCGTTCAGCAGGGCCTTGACGGGGATATTGCGGGGGGACTTCATGGGGTGGTTCTCCTAGTGGTGGCGTTTCAGGACTTCGGGTGGTTCAGGATCAAGTGGTTGTAGCTGGGCGGTGGGTGGCCTCGTGGAACATGTCGGCGCAATCTTGAGGAGATACAGCGCCTCCGGTTTCGCGTTCAATCTGCAGGGCATAGTCCAGGGTGACCCGGGTAATGCCACGCACCCACTGGCTAACGAGGCCTTGCGACGCCGGTGGGGCAAGCTTCGAGCCAAAGTCACTTTGACTTTGGCCAACATCCTTCAGGTATTTGTCGAGGTGCATGTCTTTGTCCGCCCTTATGAGCAATGCTCTTAAATTCAGGATTCTACAGTAATAGCAATGCTTTTCAAGATATGCAGCGTAAAAAAAGCCGTGCTAATAAAATGACCAGATGAAACGACGAGAACTTACGGCTGAGGAGAGGGAAGAAGCTGAGCGCCTTGCGCAGGCTTGGGAGAAGTACCGTGCTGAGAACAAGGGAGCGACGCAAGCTTGGCTCGCCGCTGAAGCCGGCCTAGGAACCCAGGGAGCGGTCAGCCAGTACCTGCGAGGTGCGATTCCTCTTAACGTTGAGGCACTTGCCGCTATGTGTCGCGTCATGCAGGTGGACCCGAACGCCATCAGCCCGCGCCTGATGTCAATTGTTCTTATGCCTCCAGCTGACCCAGGACCTGATGGAAACTATGGGCTGCCCCCTGGCACCTTCATGAAGGTACGTGTCGTGGACGAAGACGACCCGAGCATGGTGCGGATCCCAAAGGTTAGACTTCGCCTTTCAGCAGGGATCAATGGATTTGAAGTTGAGCCAGAGCGTTACGATGGCTCAACCACCATGGTGCCAGCTGACTGGATGATGCGAAATGGATACTACAAGGACAACCTGATTTCGATTGTCGTGAAGGGCGAAAGCATGGAGCCAACCTTGTACGAGGGAGACTTGGTTGTCATTAACACAGCCGATAAAAAAATGGTCGACGGGTATGTCTATGCATTCAATTACGAAGGCGAACCGGTAGTAAAGCGCCTAGAGCGCGACGGCGGTCAGTGGTGGTTAAAATCCGACAATCAAGATCAACGGAAATACGGTAGAAAGATGTGTCGTGGCGATGCGTGTCTCATTATTGGACGCGTTGTTAGGAAGGAAAGTGAAAGGCTTTAATGCTGTATTCGGAATTACGTTTGCGCGATGTACGCATGGCAGTAGTGTTGGTGGATAACGGGCAGCTTTACGACGACGGGCTAATCGCAAAGTTACAAACCCAACTTGCCATGCCAGTGATGCTGGTGACGCGTAATGAGTCGAACCTGACAGGTGCGAGTGCTAAGGCACAGTTTGATGCGGAGCCATATTTATACGCGTTCCTCGCGTTAGACGAGATTGATTGGCTAGAGCTACCTGAACAAGAAGAATCTGAACTACCTTTTTGATGGAGTAACTGTGAATCTCTTTGAAGGCGCGAGACGGATCGCTTTAGTCATTTCAGCGATAGCAGTGATAGGCACCGTTGCAGGAGCATTTATTAATAAGCCTTATGTCGTCGCGAAATATCGAGTAGCTGACTTCAATGCGCCTGCCGTAAAGAGTGAGGAATGCAGGATTTCAACGGATAAAGTCCAGTACGAGACACTTCAAACTCCATCCGGAATCACCTATAACCTCAACCTTTGTTTTGCTGGGCAGTTCTGGGAGAAGGAAAAAGAATACTTCATTCCCTACAAGCAGACACCCGACGGCGTTTGGGGCACATCAAAGTATTCCACTGAAGCGCAAGAATATGTTGATAATTATGTTCAATATATATTCAAGCTCTCCCCCACCGATTTCGCGGAAATAGAAGAAGAATATTCCTCGAAAAAGTGGTTCGAGGTAGGTCATGCGATAGGCTATTTACTTGGAGGCCTCGCCATATTCTGGACCCTCGTTTGGACTATTGGGTGGATCGTTCGCGGCTTCATGGGTATCCCTCGAGGCCAGGATCGACGCGCTGCCACGAACCCATCAACGGCCACCACTGTGGCTACAAACTAGCAGCAGAATTCATCAGTCTCAAGCCCGCCTCGTGCGGGCTTTTTTGCATTCTAGCAACAGTCTCATCGTGCACCTAGACACGAGGCCAGCAGAAACCCACAAAAATATAAGCATTGCTCTTGATCTTTTTAAAAGCATAGCTAATAATGAGCTCCATCATCCCAGCTCGTCTTGCGAGCCAACGAATGGAGCCCACCGTGAAACCCTTCCTGATCAAAGTCCGTACTGCCACCGCCTGCTTCACGTTTAGCGCCCTCGCGGCGTCCAGCACTGCCGCTGCAGTCCTGACGGCTGAAGTGCTGGGCGACCAGGCCTACGGCATCACCGTCGTCGCCGGAGTGCGCTGATGGCCACTACTACCCAACTCACCCGCGTGATCGCCCTCGCCGTTCAGGACGCCACCGCGCAGCACCCGAACGACGTTGAGCGCCGCGCTACCACCTTCACGCAGATGCTCTGCGGCGCGCTGCAGGGCCTCGACTACCCCGATGCGGCCAAGGCGATCCGGGTCATGCTGGGTGCCCGCGCGCCCGCCGACGGAGCCTGACATGGCCCGCGTCGAACCGGATCGCGCAGCGCTCGAGTTTGCCCGCCACCTCCTGGGCTCGAAGGACTCGCTCGACACCATGCTCAAGAACCCGACGCTCAAGGCGGCGCTGACCGCCGCGGCCCGCCGGCACATGTGGCGCCGTGCCCAGTTCGACCCGAAGAAGCTCCAGGCCAACGACCACGACGATTAACCACCGCCCTCCCCGGGCACCCAACCACGAGGACCACTCTATGTTCAGCACCCTCCATGAGCTCGCGAAGCAGGCGACGCTGATGATCACCGTCGCCGCCGAGGGCGACGACCAGCTGCGCGTCAACGTGACGCCGATGCCGTTCGACACGAAGGCGAAGTCGAAGCTGCCGCAGCCGCTGTCGCTGCTGGCCACGCCGACCGAGTTCGATGCCGACTTCATCGCGGCGCTGTCGACCTGGCAGGCGCCGAAGCGCACGCTGATCCAACAGGCCCAGGATGCCGCCGGCGGCGCGCCCGCCGCTTCGGCGCCGGCCCTGCCCGCGCCGAAGGCTGAAGCCAAGACCGACAGCAAGACGGACAAGCCGCGCAAGGCCCGCGCAGGCAAAGGCGGCGACGACGACAAGAGAGGCGACGCTGTACCGGCTGCAGCCGCTGCCGCCGGCGAGGCCGCCGCTGCGGCCGACCAGGTGATGGACGCAACGGCTCAACCGGGTACCGGCGAGCAGCCGGTGGCAGGCGGCGACGATGCGGGCACCGCCACCAGCGCCGCCGATGTGCCGGATCAGGATTCCCAGCCAACCGCCGGCGCCGGCGGTGACGTCCCGGCCGGCGAGGCGCAGGACGGCGCAGCACCTGCGGGCGAGCCTGTCGCCGCGGCCGCTGGCGAACCTGCCGCCGACGCTCCCACAGGCGACGAGGCGGTGGACAAGTTCACCCTGGACCTGTTCTAAGCGGAGGCCGACATGCAAATTGACAACCTCATCCGCGAATTCCGCTACAACGGCGTGGCCCTGGCCGACCCGAGCGCGGCGCTCAGCCTGCCCCAGGTGCGCGACTTCTACGCCAACGTCTACCCGGAGATCACCAGCGCCGATATCGAGGGGCCGGAACAGGTCGGCGCCAAGGCCATCTACACCTTCCGGCGCGCCGTCGGCACGAAGGGTGCAGGCGCGCGAGAGGCCGCACTGCTGCGCCTGCGCACCGTTGGCCGCCTGGACCCAGGCGCCAGGCCGGCCCACATCATCACCGCCGAGCAGGCGCGCGCCCCACTGGCCCAGCAGCTGGCCAAGATCCTCGAGCAGGCACGGCGCGCCACCGGCCCGCGTTGCCTCGCCCCATCCGTCAACCAGGTGGTCCTGCCGTGACTGCGATGCTGCCCGCCTCCATCCTGGCCCTGCCGGCGCTCGCGCCCGAAGTTCCGGCGCAGTACGTCCTCCCAGGCGAGGACCAGCTGGCAGTGCCGCTGACGATCGCCCTGCTCGAGGCCGGCGTGATCAGCGATGCCATGCTCCGCACGCCGCGCAACGAGCTGCTGGTGGATGTGTTTGGTGCCCAAGAGAAGCGGCTGGCCGAGCGCGCGCTCGCGCACTGGTGGACGAAGCTGATTCGCGCGCGGCCGTGCAAGTTCTTCCGCTGGGAACTGCACGTACAGCAGTTAGAGGACACCGGCCACGGCTACGACAAGACGAACACGGCCTGGTTCTGCTTCACGCGCATGGGACTCGGCAACAACTACCCGCCGCGGTTCGCCCTGGCGAAAGGCGTCGAGAAGCTCGAGCGCCTGCTGGAAGGCTTCGGGCAGACCGTGCTGGCGGTCTTGTACGACGCCTGCCGGCTCCTGCCAGATGCGCAAACGCCATGGTCTGCAGTGAGCTGGGCGCAATACGGCTACTGGAACGACAGCAGCGACGACGTAGAGCTGCTCGAGAATCGCCGGATCGACGGCGGCTGGGACACCGTCCAGCAGCTGGTGGAGAACGAACAAGTCATAACCCGAGCGATGTTCTTCGCCGAGATGCCCGAGTGGGTATGCGCACCGAAGCGCGTACGGTCGCGCGTCGAGCTCGAGGCGGCGTCCACGACGGCATTCGCGCGCCAGGTGGTCGAGGTGTGCGATGGCCTGCACGCCCTGGTCAACAGCGCCGCTTTCATCCTCACGCCAGCCGACAAGGGAACCTATCGATGCGGCCGCGAGACGATCGACGGCGCCATGATCCTGCTGTGGAAACAGTTCGATGTCGTCGGCGACACGATCGACGACTATCTCAACGACCTCGGCAACTGCGGCGAGTACTGCGACTTCATCGATGCCAACCCGGTGCCGATGACCGCGGCCGGCATCCGCGACTTCATGACCAAGACCGAGCAGGCGATCCAGGTCGCCGTGCTGACCGAAAAGCTTGTTCTGCTGCTGGGAGATGAATTTTGAGCCTGCACACCGTGAAAATCGTGAGCGAAGGCGAGCGCGTCCTGCGCCTGGTCGGCGCCGTGCTGATGTACCAGTCGAACGTCGGCGACGTCTACGCAACCTCGCACCCAGTCCTGTCGGACGCCGTGCACCCGGGCCGCCAGGTGATCGGCGCCGGCGTGCCGCTGTCGAAGGGCGCGCTGGCGAACTTCGCGAATGCCGTCGGCGCCGCTACGGCCTTCACCGGTTTCCTGCCGGACAACCTGCTGTTCAGCTCGCCGAACGTGATCGCCTGGTGGACGCCGGCCGCGGTGCGGATGACTTGGTTCAAGGCAGCAAGGGACAGCAAGCTGGAAGGCAACGGCATGGCCGCGCACCCGGCGCTCGTGTTCGTGGCCACACCCAGCGACTGGTTCGTGTTCGCGCTGCGCGAGGACGCGCGCCCGGGGCCGCACACGCGCCTGTACCACTCCCCGCACTTCAACGTGTGGGACGGCGGCCGGATCTGCACCGGCAACGTGGAACTGCCGCCGACCTTCGGCGCGGAGGTGATCGACCGCTACGAGCGCGCCTTCTTCCGTAGCCATTTCACGCACCCGAACCGCAACAACGCTGTGAAGTGCAAAGGCGGCATGCAGCAGCTCTGGCGCGCCCAGCTAGCCAGCGCCGACCCGGGCGCGATGCAGCGCGCGCTCGTTGCTTCAAAAGAAACCCTGCAGGAAGCGATCACCCGCATCGCCGCCCGCGCCACAACCAATTAATAGAAGAGGACGACATGAAAAAGCAAGAATTTGCCAACCAGTTCAGCGAGCTGCTCGACATCACCCGCGCATCGTTCAACACCTTCCTCGAGACGGCTGAAGCCGTCCTGCGCGAGCAGCGCCCCCTGCCGCTGGCCGTCGACGAGGAAACCGCGCCGGCCGACCAGCTGCAGATGGACATGGCCCTGCTGGCCGCGGCGCCGATCGCCGCCGTGCCGCGCTACGCGCCATTCCACCCGCTGCAGGAAAACGGCCACCGCTTCCTGCTGGCGTCCGACGGCCTGCACCTCGAGGTGCGTCGACCCTGGCTGCACTACATCCAGCCCCTGGCCAAGCACGCCGCCGTGGCCATCCCGTTCGGCGAGATGACGAAGAAGTGCGAGCTGGACTTCGGCAGCATCGGAAGCGCGCTGGACCTGATGAAGGAATTCGCTGCGAAGGCGAAGACGGACGCGCCGATCGAGGCCGCGGCCAGCCTGCTGTGGGACCACGTGAAGAAGTCTTGGCGGATCGAATACCCGAAGATCATCGGCAAGGCCACGACCGGCAGCATCCAGTACGAGCAGGTAGTGCCCGGCCCGGATGAGAGCCTGGCGATCGACCTGCACAGCCACGGGCACCTCGGCGCGTTCTTCAGCAGCACCGACAACGAGGACGACCGCGGCTCGGTGAAGATCGCCGGCGTGTTCGGCGACCTGGACAAGGATCAGCCGACGGTGGCGTTCCGCATGTGCGTGCTCGGGCTCTACATCGACATCCCGGTGCCGGCGTCGAAGATCTTCGGGTGATCGCATGCCGCATATCACGCCCCCCACCATGCTGAGCCATAGGGTGCGAATCGCCCTGATCGGCTGCGGCGGCAACGGCTCGCAGATGCTCACCGGCCTGGCCAGGCTGAACCACGCCATCACGGCGCTGGGCCACCCTGGCCTGCACGTGAAGGTGTTCGACCCGGACACGGTCAGCGAGGCGAACATGGGCCGCCAGCTGTTCGGCGCCTTCGACGTCGGCGCGAGCAAGGCGCACGTGCTGGTCAACCGGATCAATGCCTTCTTTGGGTTGGACTGGGAGGCCGTGCACGACCGCTACAACGACAGCTCGATGCAGTTCGGCATGGCGATCGCGTGCGTCGACAGCGCCCGGGCCCGCCACGAGATCCACGCGAAGCTGCAGCGCTATGGCGTGCACTACCTGATGGACCTGGGTAACCGCGCGGCCGACGGCCAGGTCCTGTTCGGCGAGTTATTCACAGGCCGGGCCGGGCTGGGCGCGCCGGCGAACAGTGCGCCGCTGCCGAGCCCGTACGCCGTGCTGCCGGAGCTGGTCGACCTGCAGGCGGTCGAGGACGACACCCCCAGCTGCGGCCTGGCCGAGGCGCTCGAGCGGCAGGAGCTGTTCGTGAACCAGTCGATCGTGACGCCGGCGCTGTCGATCCTGTGGGAGTTCTTCCGCAAGGGGCAGCTGACCTGGCACGGCGCCTTCGTGAACCTGCGCACCGGCAGCATGCGTCCGCTGAACGTGCGCGAGCCGGCCAGGGCGCCGGCGGCGGATCTCCCGGCGGCCGCATGAGCACGACGTTCGAACAGGCCCGCGCCCTGTACGGCAGCGACGAGCAGATGGCCCGGGCCTTGTTCGACCAGGTCGCAGTCCTGCGCCTCGACCTGCAGCTGCAGCAGGCGCTGCGCCGGCGCGCCGAGGAGCGGCTGGAGAAGAAGCCGACATGGACAAAAAAACGCAACAACGAGGAAACCGAGAAATGATGAACACCACCACCGTAAAGACCTGGCGCGAGCGCCTCGGCTTCGGCCCAGACTTCCCGCTTCATGCGCCGACCGACGTCGAGCGGGCGATGGAAGCGGAAATTGCCGCGCTGCGCGCCGCCCCAAGCGCCTTGGATTACCGCGCGCAGGGCCGCGAGGAAGCACTGGCCGTCATCCTGGCCCAGAGCCCCGAGTCCCCGTTTGGAGATTGCATCGGATGGGGCACTTCTGGCGCGCCAGATGACGATGGCGATTCGTACTGGAAGGAAGACAAGTTGCGCGCGCTCCTGCACATCGACGACAGCAAGCATGACGCATACGACCGCGCCGAGGCTGCGTACTACGACTCCATGGGCCGGAAAGAGGAAGCCGAGCGGATGATGCGGATGGTCGAGAGCGCCCCGCTGTTCAAGCCGCTGCATGACTTTTTGGCAAAGCAGGAATCCGTCGAAGCGTGGGAGCTGATGCGAATGCTCCAGATCGCCGCTCATCCTTCGCCGGAGAATGGAGCAGTAGCTTCGTCGAACCTGACCACTGTGCCGTGCCCATGCTGCGGAGACAGCAGTGCCGTGGGCTGTGACGAGTGCGGCGGACAAGGCCGCATCATCGTGGATCGCCGAGACCTCGCAGCCATTGCCGCTACCCCGGCCTCCCAGCAGGAGACCGCCAAATGAAAATGGCAAAAGCATCCGAAAAGGACATCGACGCCGCTGGCAACATGTTGTCCCTTCTCCACCAGATCGACCGGGGCGACTACCCGAACCTTGAGGAAAGCGCCGACGTACCGGACTGGTTCGACGAGGACAACTTCGACCACCTGCGCGCGTTCTACGACGCCGTAAAGGGCACGCTCGACCGCGCGCCGGGCTGGCCAGGGCGGATCATCGGCGGCATGTGCTACGTGATCCTGTACGAGAAAAATGAAATCGTTGACCCGGATTCGGACGTGATCGAGCTGCATCCGCGCCTAGTGCGTGCGCTGCAGTCCCAACAGGCCGAGACAGAAAAGGAGATCGCACCATGAGCGGATACCTTACAGCTGACGAGTTGGCCGAGCTGGTCGACTGCAAACCGAACCAGCGCACCAGGATGGTCACCTGGCTTCGGCAAAGGAAGTGGAAATTTGAGGTGGGTTCAACCGGGCTTCCCAGGGTCGCGCGAGCCTACCACGATAGGATGATGGGTATTACCGATGAGCCGAAACGACAAAAATATGCGGACGAACCGAACCTCAAAGCCTTCGCCGGCGCCCACTAAAGAGAAGACGGGGATCGACAGGCTTTACAAGAGGACAGGCGTCAAGAAGGTGTCGTGGTATTACCAATACCCGGACGGCCGGAACGAAACCGTGGCAACGGCGCCGGTCGGCAACAAAGAAGAGATCCGCAAGGCGGACATTGTCGCGAAGCGCAAGGCGATCGACATCCAGCAAGGGAGGATCATCGCCGGATCGGTCGCCGAGCTGATCGACCGCTTCAAGACGGAGGAAGACCCGAAACACTACCTGGACCAGTCGAAAGAGGGTCTCGCGGTCAGGAACGGTACCTACGCGAACCTGATCAAGTTCTTCGGCCAGATGGCGCCGAATTCGCTCAAGACGATCCACGGTTATCAGTACGTCGAGGCGCGGGCGGCCGACGGCGCGCCGGCGAAGGCCTGGAAGGAGCTCTACACCTTCTCGACCATCTGCAAGAAGGCGATCCGGTGGGGCGTGATGGAGGCGAACCCGTTCGTGGACATGGACACAGATGTGCTGGAAAAGGACGTGCGCACCGTCACCAGGTCGCAGATCGTCCGGTTCTATCTGTGGAGCCAGCGGCAGGACAACCGGGTTGTGCGCCTGATGGGCTGCATGGCCCTCTTCACCTATCTGACCGGGTTCCGGACGGCGGAAGTGCGACCGATGCTGAAGACGGGATGCTCGCGCGAGGGCGTGACGGTGACGGGCGCCAAGCGGAAGCGTGGCGAGGCCGAGGTGCTGAAACTGCGGGAATGGTCGCCACGCCTGCGCATGGTGGTCAAGCGGATCGAGCAGGCCCAGCAGCACATGCCGTCGGTGCCGCCCGAGACCGCGCAGACCATGGCGCGCATCGCAATCGCGATCGCAAAGGGCGAGACGGCAAAGGCGGCGGCCGCGGCGGCCGGCATGAAGGAGTCGACCTATTACTACTGGGTCGCGCGGGTGAGGAAGGACGAGCGGGTCAGGCCGAAGGAGTCGGTCTACATGTTCCCGGCTGCCGGCGGGAAATGCTACACGAAGGGCGGCCTGTCGTCGTCCTGGCAGGAGGCCATGCTCGCCTACGTGAAGACGCTGGATCCGGAGGTGACCGAGAAGACGCTCACCCAGCACGCCGAGTACTTCGCCCAGCTGGACATCCGCCCGGCCGCGATCACGACCAAGCTGCGAAAACGGGATGCTGACGCCTACGACTTCGCCGCCCACGCGAACCCATCAACAACCCACAGATATTATGATAGGCGCACCGAAAAGCGAGCAAGGTCTACCGAATGAGCATTGATTTCAAGGAATTCTTCGAATACCGCGACGGCAGTTTGTACTGGATCGCGCACCCGACTGCAAAATATCTAATCGGGCGTAAAGCTGGTGGCTCCAACGGCAATGGCTACCTGGCGCTCCGGATTCTGCAAAAGTCGTACTACGTGCACCGGGTTATCTATGAAATGCATCATGGTGCAGTGCCGGAGCTTATCGACCACGCAGACGGCGATTTCCGCAATAACCGCATCGAAAATCTCAGACCAGCGACCAAGGCCGAGAACGCATACAACAGCAAAATTCCGGCGACTAACAGGTCAGGGATCAAAGGGGTGAGCAGAGAGAAGAGATACGGCAACTGGCGCGTTACCGTCAAGATAGACGGTAAACAAAAACACATTGGCGTGTTCCCAACGCTCGACCTTGCGAAGGCCGCCTATGAGCAGTTCACGCAGTCCGCGCACGGAGAATTCTTCCGCAAAAAATAGACAGAAATCTTACAACGGGTTTTTGCTCTCATAGCGGAAAACCGGCGCTGAAAATCGCAGCCCGTTGTAACGGCCGAATCGCAAGGTCTTGATCTTGCAAGATAAATCATGGGTTCGCTGCTGGATTGTGATTCCTGTCGTCGTGGGTTCGAGTCCCATCAGCCACCCCAAGAATTCAGTAGCAAAAACGAAGGGTTACATGCTCGATGCAGGTAACCCTTTGTTTTTTGAAGATCCTGATCTCAAGCCGCTCAAGCGGCTTTTTTTACGTCCACGGACTATCAGGCCTGAAGGAAAAAATTGAAGCTTCTTGTTTGCGCTGGAATACCGCTGGTGATCGCTGTCGCCTTAGGAATCGCAAGTGCGTTTCAAGGGAATTTTCTTGTAGCGCTTATATGGATCGGCATAGGGATCTGGATTGCCGCTGCAATACTGTTGGGATACCTCGACAGCCTGATGAACCCTGCGTTCGGCATTGGTTCGACACTCATCGCCGCCTTGAGCATCTTCGCTGCTTTCCATTACAGCAAGGCCACCAATTTTCCGCTCCAGCGTGCTTATCAGGAGGCAATGGAGGGTTTTCTCGTGCTCGGGGAAAGATGTGCTCCAATAACTCCTCCCGTATTCAAGTTGGCGGACCAAGGAGCCCTTGCTTGTGCGTACCAAGGCAACAGCGACATGTTTGGGCTTGTCGTGAATCTTGGCAAAGCCCTGTACTACGGGCCTACGATGAGCTTGCTTGACGGCGTCATGTCAATCGACAGTGACGGCCCTCGGAGTCATTGCGCTGTTGCTTTTGTAGAGGCTGAGAAGCTCTGCAAGAACCCTTTCCCGTTTATGAAGGAAGACGATCGCAATCTCCTGCGAGCAACAGCGAACGAGCGATGATGTCCTGCCGGGTAGGCAGCGTGCACCTTGCGCGCGGCATCAGCAACAGCCTCTATCTCCGCTCCTGCTCGACATTTTTATGCGGGATGGCTATCCTTGAAGTTCTGGCAACCCTGTCACGCAAGTGGCGCCCTTGATGACCGAACAGCAGCCCGCTTCCACGCCCATCACCAGCCTGACAGCCAAGAAGCGTCCGGCGGTCCTCTACGCCATCCGCCTCCTGCTTCTGTTCTGCGCGCTGCTGGTCGCGGCCCAGGTCTGGAGCGCCTGGAGCGCGCGCCAGAGCCGCCTGGACGAGCATGCCGTGGCAACCTCGAACATGGCCAATGCCCTCGCCGCCCAGGCCGAGAGCACGGTGAGGATCGTCGATACGGTGCTGGCCGGCGTGGTCGAGCGGGTCGAACATGACGGATTGAGCCCGGCCTCGGGCGAGCGCCTGCGCAGCCACATGGGCAACATGGTGCTGCAGGTGAAGGAGCTGCACGGGCTGTTCGTCTATGGTCCGGACGGCAGCTGGCTGGTGTCCTCGGTCGAGGGTCCGGTTGCCGCCAACAACGCCGACCGCGAATACTTCCAGCACCACCTGAATCATCGCAGCCGCAACACCTACATCGGCAAGCCGATCCGCAGCCGCTCGAGCGGCGTGTGGATCCTGCCGGTGTCGCGCCGGCTCGACAACCCCGACGGCAGCTTTGCCGGGGTCGCCCTCGGCACCATCCAGATCGCCTTCTTCGCCGACCTGTACGAAAGCTTCGACGTGGGCAAGGAAGGCGTGGTCGTGCTCGCACGCGACGACGGCACCCTGATCTACCGCCGGCCCTTCAACGACAAGCTGATCGCCACCAGCGTCGCGAACGGGCCGATCTTCGGGATGTATCGCTCCTCAGGTCCGGTCGGCACCGCCATGCTGCGCTCGAACATCGACGGCGTCGTACGCCTGTACAGCTACCGCCACCTGGGCAGCTTACCGCTGATCGTGGCGACCGCGCAATCGAAGAAGGAGATCCTGGCCGAGTGGGAGCAGTCGACCCTCATCATGACCGGCGCCACCGTGCTGGTGGTGCTGCTGCTGGCCTGGGTCGGCGCGCGCCTGGTGCGCCAGATCATGATCCGCGACCAGCTCGAGGCCGAGCTGCGCATCGCCGAGGAGCACCTGCAGGAACGCAACCAGGAACTGACGGTGCTGGCGACCCGCGACGGCCTGACCGGCCTCGCCAACCGCCGCCATTTCGAGGAGACGCTGCGCCTCGAACTCAAGCGCGCCGGGCGGACCGGGGCGCCGCTGTCGCTGGTGCTGCTGGACGTCGATTTCTTCAAGAAGTACAACGACCATTACGGCCACGTGGCCGGCGACGACTGCCTGCGCCAGGTGGCGGCGGCGCTGCGCGGCGGCCTGGCCCGCCCGACCGACCTGGCGGTGCGCTATGGCGGCGAGGAGTTCGCCGTCGTCCTGCCCGCGACCG